GTTTTTACAAATGATTCATGTAACGAAACAGTATATTTTATTTTTTCTTGTTCTGAAAAATCTAGTTGAGATATTTCAATTGTTGTGGTGTAATCATTATAGTAATTTGCCATCCTTGTTACTGGATCTATTATATTTTCTGCCCAACGATCAAAAAACCATTTAATCTCCATGTTATCATCGAGTAAAAATTCTAATTCGACTGGATCGAATGAACGATTGTATATTACTTCACGGGATTCGCCGAATGTATAAACTGCTTGTGACAAAAAATTTATACCTGGAAGAGTTACGCTTTGACAATAAAAAAGTAGTTTATCAAATTCTGAGTTTGTTGCATTTAATATCCTTGGTGGTGTGATAACAACCTCAAATCTGTTATCTCTCGCAAGACCATCGTCCCTCATTAATGCAATGAAATTGTTTATACTAGCCATTAATTTTATCCTTTGAGTCTCTCCAAACTTGTTCTTTGTTTACTTTCTCGAATCTCTCAACAGGCAATAGCATAGCAGTAACCCACTGTTCTGGAGTTATTAGTGAGAATCTACTGCGAACATGAGAACTAATATATCGTTTAATACATGGTTTTGATAAATTAAATTTTGCTGCATTTGAGATAACTGAGTAGGTAAACTTTAATTTCGTTTTTTCGCTCATGTCTTTTGTGTTTTTAAAGACCATTAATCTATCTAAAAGTCTAACACGCAAAATTGGTGGAAGGTAATGGAAATTTAATCCTAAAAAACCATCTGGTGTTTTTGCAAATGGCAAAACTAAAGGAAATCTATCATAGTAAGGAAGAGTATCTTTACCTTTTGGATCATAAAAAAATAGATACATATTTCCAGGCATTAGCGTAGAGGTAAGATTCCCACTTGTTGACAGTTTTTGCGGAGTAGTTGCTGTAGCTAATTTTCTTATTTGCGATGTGAACCACTGCTGAGACTTTTTTACTGATGTAATGTCATAAGCAGAGTCATTAAAGATAGATTCAAGTGTTTTTGTAGCCATATTGTTATTTATTCTTATACCAATCAGGAGTTATTCCGAGATGTTTTTCTGTTAAAATTAAAAAATTCCAGCCACGATCTTTAGCATATTCTGTAGCTGCCTTCCATTTTGATTCGTTGGTTCCCCATGTTACAACTTCTTCTAAATATTTTTTAGTTACTTTTTTCTGAGGTTCTGGGGGTTTTGTTTGTTTTTCTGGTTTAATTTCTATCAAATAGGTTTGTAAATTACCATTTTTATCTCTAACCTGTACTTGAAAATCAACGAAATAGCGATGTATTTTGTTGTCTATTGGTGATCGATATGGTATAATTGTTTCCTCAGAACGCCATTTTACAACACTAGACTTCTCATCTGCCCATACCATGAAACGAAGCTCCCAACTACTTCTAAATATTATGTTAGTTGGGTCTCCTGCATATTTTTGCGGATGCTTCGGTCTAAATTTTCCTTGATGAAACATGAATAAATAATAATAAATATCAACCTTTTATTTAGGAACAATATGTCAGATCAAAGCAGACAAAGTTCAAATACAGCCAAAACGTCGCAAACTATCCCAGCAGCCAGTACTGGTAGAGAAAAATCTTTTCAACCAAACAAATATAATGTTGAAAATCTTTTTTATCCAATAGATTTGTTTAGTTCAAATGGATCAACTAGAGAAAAAGGAACAGGTGGGCAATTTTTTAACCAAGAGTATTTAAATTACGTGGTATTTTATATTAATGTATCTGATCAGTCACGTGTTTTTACAGAAGCAAAAGCTGAAATTGTTGGTGACATTGATATTACTGAACAAAATAGAGTAACAGGTAAACAAGCATCTATTGGTGAAGCAACTACAGCTGCTGCAACAGGAACTGCTATCGTCGGTGGTGTTACTGGAACTGCTGAGGGGGCATCTAAGTTTGCTGGTAATGTAGGAAATACTGGAGGAACTGTTCAGTTTTTAAAAGGAACTTTTGGAACTGCTGGTGCTCGAGCATTACAAGGAGCAGGAGCTGCTGCAGTTTCTCTTGGCGGTGCTGCTGTAGCATTACAAACTGTGAGTGACATAAAACCAACAGGAAAAACCAAAAGACTCAGAACAGCAATAGCATTAAATGTTCCTAATGAGGTAAATGTTGGTTACAAAGCAACATATGGAGAAGAAGAACTTGGAGCTATTTTTGGCGCTGCTGCTGAGGCAGCAACAAATAATCAGCTTGGACCAGGAGCAGCTGGTGTGCAGGGCGCAGCTGCTAAAGCGATAGAACTTTCGCCAGCACGTGCTGCTTTGTCTTCTCTTTATAGAACAGCAGCAAATCCAAGAAAAGAACAATTGTTTAAATCTATGGAGTTTCGTAGATTTTCTTTTAACTATCAATTTGCGCCAAGATCTCCAGAAGAAGCTGCTAATGTAAAAAGAATAATTAATACATTTAAGTTTTACATGCACCCAGAATTTCAAAATAATATAAACAAAATGTTGTACTTATTCCCATCAGAATTTGATATTGTTTATTATTTTGGAGATAAAGAACATCCTCATTTAAATAGAATATCTACTTGTGTATTAACAGATATAAATGTGAATTATTCACCAAATGGTCAATTCTCAACATTTAAAGATGGATTTCCAACTCAAATAAATGTTCAAATGCAATTCTTAGAACTTGAAACATTGACAAAAGAACGCTTCCTAGGACAAGGTCCAGATGGAAAGGTTCAATTCTCAAATCAAGATTACGCTGATCCATCTAAACCATCATTCTAATATGACATACTTTAGCAATTTTCCAATTACAGTTTACGACTTTTCTGAATTCGGCGAGGAAAGCCAGTCATATCTTGTTTCTGATATTATAACCAATGTCAGAGTTAAGACAGAACTTTTACAAAATATTGTATACTACAATGAATATGATGTAAAAGATGGCGAAACTTTTGAAATAATCTCAGAAAAATTTTATGGAACACCATATCTTCATTGGGTTTTAATGCTCGTAAATGAAAGATATGATTACTTAACTGATTTACCAATGACTCTACCTGCTCTTGAAGCATATATTGATGATAAGTATGGAACAGCAAATATAAACAACATACATCACTATGAAACATCAACAGGTTTGTGGGTTAATTCTGATTACGTAAATCCTGCTGGGGTAGCAGATGCAATACCGATAACTAACTATGAGTATGAAGTTTATATTAATGAAACAAAACGAAGAATAAAGGTTGTGGCGCCAGAAGTTATGGGCGAGGTCTTTAGGAAGTTTAGAGAGATATTGAAGTGATTGATCAAAACATTAAATTTGCTGGAGACTACGAGTTAATCGATGTAAAAGTAGGAAGCGCAAGAGGATTAATTGTAGACGTATATAATTTCGTAGTAGAAATAAATCTCTACGAAGATTTGTCATCATCTACAATTTCTGGTAATCTTACATTAAATGATGCGCAAGATTTAATTAATCTTATGCCATTTATTGGAGAAGAAAAACTTCTTCTGTCATTTAAATCTCCATCTATGTCTGATAAAACTGGTTTAATTAATCAGGCATTTTATATTTACAAAATGACTGATCGTGAATACACAGCCGAAAGAGCTGTTCAGTATACATTACATTTTGTTTCTTTTGAAGCTGTTGTAGATTTAAATAATAAAATAAGTAGAGGATTTGACGGTAAAAATAATGATGTTGTTACTAGTATTTTAAAAAATTATACAAAAACAGAAAAATTATTAGACATAGAAGAAACAAGAAATACAATAAAATATGTTTCAAATTTTTGGACACCATTTACAAATTTAAATTTTATTGCTAAAAGATCTATTTCTAAGCAAACTGGTTCTGCTAACTTTATGTTTTATGAAAATACTGACGGATATCATTTTAGAAGCATTGATTCGTTATTAGAAGCAGATTCTAAAACCAGATATATTTACGACAATAATACAAGAGATCCTGGTTCTGGTGGTGGTAGTTCTATAAGAGATATAAGAGAAACTTTATCTAGAATAGAAAGTTATACGATCGATACTGCCTATGACTACATGTCAAGAATACAAAATGGTATGTATAAATCTAAACTAATTATGCATGATATGTTGACAAAAGCATATTCAATACAAACTGTAGAATATACAAAAGAATTTGAGAAGCACAACCATTTAAATCCATATCCACAGTCAACCGAAGGATTACCAGCAAAAACTGCAGCGTTTTTAGATACGAAAATACGTGCTCTTGAAGGATTTGATAATTTCAAAAGCGATGGCATGAAATCTTGGTATCTAAGATACATAATGCAGCAAAGCGAAATTAATAGTTTTACTATGGAAATATCTATTCCTGGTAGATCAGACTTAGCAGTTGGGGATATTATTGATGTATATATCTACAGAACAACCCCATTTCGTTCTACTGACACAGAAGAAGAATTAATTGATAAAACATTTTCAGGAAGATATTTAATATCTTCTCTTTGTCACAATCTAGATAGAGAAAAACACACAATGATTTTGACAGTAATTAAAGATTCGCTTATAATTGATCTAACAAAAGAAGGAACGAGATGATATTTTACAGCGGTGTTGTTGAGGATCGCTTCGATCCGTTAACTCTTGGACGATGCAAAGTTCGTATCGTTGGTCTTCACACGGAAGATAAAAAAATATTACCAACAGAATCATTACCTTGGGCATATCCACTACAACCAATAACATCTGCTGCTATGAGCGGAATAGGACATTCGCCTGTTGGACCTGTTGAAGGAACATGGGTAATGATAATATTTAGAGATCAAGAGCAACAAATTCCTGTAATGATTGGTACTCTTGGTGGTATTCCGCAATCAAAAGAAAAAAATAGTTTATATCTAAACGATGACGATACAGTTCTACTCAATAACGAGAGCGCTGAAGACATTAGAAATTTAAATGGCACAGTCGCATTGGATTCTGATGGAAATCCAATTATTGGTGGTGATTCTAATCCAGTATCAACAGGTTCTGGTAGCACATTACCAACTAACCAACCAACAACTAATGTTGATGAGGAATATATTGGTCCATTAACAAGGGAAGATATCGATAAGTATAAGATTTCTATTGCCAATCTTGAAACACAATCTAGTGTTGGTGGGGAAGTTAATTATAATGCTCTTGGCGTTATTGGTGGACAAAATTATGGTGTTGTAAATGCGTATGGTAATCTTGGTAAATACCAATTAAGTGGATATTCATTGTTTGTTCTTGGGTATGTTTCTTCAGTTCTTAACAGTTCTTCT